ACAAGACGGGACGTTTGATCAGAATAGTCCAGTTCTCTTAATACAGAAACTGGGGCGTAAAGAGGTCTATTCATACGACCTCTCCGCAGCTACTGACAGACTACCCCTAGCACTGCAAAGTGCATTACTGGGTTGGATTCTGGGTGAAAAGGTGGCCACCCTTTGGGAGACCCTCTTGGTAGGACGAAAATATTCGTTCTCAGCAAGAACGGCTGAAAAATACGGTCTTAATACAACCGATGTTCAGTATGCTGCCGGTCAACCGATGGGGGCTTACTCGTCTTGGGCCATGTTGGCCCTGACGCACCACTTCTGCGTTCAGCTTGCAGCCTCACGCGCTCATGGATTATGGTGTCCATGGTTTGATTCGTACGCTGTATTGGGGGACGACATCGTCATTGCTGACGGAGCCGTTGCCAAACAATATCTAGAGCTTATGAGATCACTCGGAGTGACCATACAGGAGACTAAGTCTCTTGTATCTAACAACGGGACGTTCGAATTCGCAAAACGGACTGTAGTCCGTGGTGTCGACGCAACCCCAGTATCCTTAAAAGGATTTCTGGCAGGACTCAATAACATTGCATGTTTAGAGAGTATCCTGGCGAAGGTACCGGAGATTTGGGAGAACAAACTACCTCAGGTGGTACGTTCTCTTGGCTATGGTTATAAGACGCTTGGTAGACTACAGTCTATTCTGGCAACTAATAGTCGCCTCCAAGGGCTTTTCATATTCCTGAAACGGCCGAACGGGTTACTTGGTTCCTTGACGTATTCGTCTTGGTTATCAATGATTTCCCCTAGGATCGCAGGTGCCCCACTGACTGATGAGTCAGTTAAGAAAATCTACCAATTCATTGGAGATTGGGCACTGGAGCGACTTACTAAACAAGTCAAGGCTCGCTTAGGAGCTTTTGAGCGTACTGCCGGAGCAGGTTGGGTTCCAACCAGCTTGTTTCCGACACGCGCACTATTTGATTTGTACCAACGCTTGGTACTTAGGCATGTAGGGCTTGATATAAAGAGTCGTCTCACAGAATTGGAGGTCCTCTTGTTGCAGTGGAAAGGTCAAGCAGAGGTCGGACTCGATCAGTTTAATGAACTGATGAAAGATCTCGACCGTATACTAGGGGCCCTTGACGGGCTTCCGAAAGATGCCAAGGTGGCAAAATTATCTCCTGACGGAGGTAAAGTTGTTAAGTCCAATATCTTCGGATATTGGCGAAAGCTGCGCGCACTTGTAGTACGTCACTAGTGATAGTGATCTCCATTAGGAGAGTCAGGTCTTCCTAGACATAGGGACGATCTGTGGTTACAAAGTAACCGGTAACTCACAAGGAGGGTGGTGAAAGCCACTTAGGGCTATTGTACCAACAATAGTTTCTATAGACCTATATGCCGAAGAGCCTTACCCTATATGGGAAGGTTTCGGAGGCGTCAAAACTAAAGCTGATCTAACAGCAATAGGGCCGGATAACGGGATCGGCATCTCAGATGAGATGTTCGTGAACGGGGGCCGGAAACCCTAGTCCCGC